AAATCTCAATTATCAATCCCATTCAAATTGGCATTTAATACACTATTAAATAATAAAACTATAAAAAAATACTAAAATATGGAAGATAGAATTTTAAAGGTTGAAGAATCAATCTCAAACCTAAAAGACAAAAAAAATAAAATATATTTTTTTGTACAAGACACTAAAGGCAATGCTAAAGCATCCGTAAGATACATTTATCAAATGGCAAATGTTTTACTTAAACAAGGATATAACCCAATTATTTTACATGAAAAACCTGATTATTTCGGTGTTTCTAGTTGGTTAGGCGAGCAATACTCTAATTTACCACATCAATCAATTGAAGGTCAAAATTTACAAGTAGCACCTGAAGACTTTATTGTTATCCCTGAAATTTTTGGTTATGTAATGTCACAATTAACAAATGTTAAATGTACGAAAATTGTGTTATCACAAGCGTACGACCAAATTTTTGAGACATTACAACCAGGTCAATCATGGACACAGTTTGGGTTTACAAAATGTATTACAACTTCAGACACTCAAAAAAAATATATTTCACAGTACATTAAAAATGTCTCAACCGACATTATTGAACCTGTGACTTCTGAGATTTTTCAAAAATCAAAGTATCCTGCAAAACCAATTATTGCAATCTCCTCAAGAGAACAAAGAGATGCTATCAATGTGATTAAATCATTTTATCAAAGATATCCTCAATTTAGATGGATTACTTTTAGAGATATGAGAGGATTAAGTGAAGAAGAATTTGCTAACACATTAAAAGATTGTATGTTATCTGTTTGGGATGATAGAACAAGTGCGTTTGGTACATTCCCATTAGAGTCCATGAAGTGTGGAGTACCTGTAATAGGTGTTATACCAAAGATGGTACCTGAATGGATGAATGAGGATAATGGAATTTGGATACAAGACGAATTAAATTTAGTTAACTTTATTGGTGAGTATATTCAAAATTGGTTAGAAGATAATATCTCAGAAGAGGTATATAATGGAATGGAAAAATGTTCGTTAAAATATAGTGATGTTAATAATTTTGAAAATAAAATTATTTCATTATTTGACGAATACACCAAATCAAAATTAAATGTTTTTGAAACCGAATACAATAAATTACAACTTATAGAACAATAAAATTATGGAGAATATTTTAGATTTAAGCATCATCTTACCAATTAAAACAAATTTAGTTAAAGATTTTGTAGAACTTTTTGGCAAATCAATTGAATCAATTCAATTACAACCTATTAAACCTAAAGAATTAATAATTGTTCACTCAGGTGAAGAAAATTTAATTGATTTTTTAGAATCATATGATTTTGGAGATTTAAATGTTAGAAAAATTAAATTTGATGAGGAACCTAATTTTTCTTCTCAAGTTAATTTAGGTATTGAGAAATCAAATACTAAATGGGTTAGTATCCTAGAATTTGATGATGAGTTTGCTAAAATTTGGTTTAAAAATGTTAAATCATATATTGAAGTTTACCCTGAGGTAGACGCATTCTTACCAATAGTAGTCGATGTTGATAGTAAAATGGTATTTGCAGGATTTACTAATGAAGCAACATTTGCGGCTAATTTTAGTCAAGAAATGGGTTACCTAACAAATGAAACACTATTAAATTATCAAAATTTCCAAACCTCAGGTATGGTATTTAAAAAATTAATTGTTGAGGATTTTGGTGGGTTTAAACCAAGTTTTAAATTAACATTCCCTTATGAATTTTTATTGAGAATGACTTATAACTCGGCAAAAATTATGACAATTCCTAAAATTGGTTATAAACATATGAACCTTAGAGAAGGGTCATTATTTTGGGAATACAAAAATGGTGAAAATAAAGTTGGGGAAAGTGAAGTTCAGTTTTGGGTATCTTCGGCAAAAAAAGAGTATTTCTTTTCTACCGACAGGAACATAAAATATTCTCAAGAAAATGCTTGATGACTATAAGTTCAAGCACTGAGATGATTGAGGTTTCTAAAAAAAAGAAACCAACCACTGAAAATTATTTTGACATAAGAGAAGAAAATGCAGTTAGGATGTTTCTAACCGCATCTACTTTTGATGAAAAAAACAAAATATATAACGACTTTTTGAGACATCCTTTAGATAAAATGATATCCTCAATTATTCGAAGATATAAATTGTATAGAAAAGACATGGATTTTATTGATATCCATACTGACACACATTCTTTTTTGATGACAAAAATTGACAAGTTTAGTCCCTCAAAAGAAAAAAAGGCATATTCTTATTTTGGTACAATCTGTAAAAATTATTTAATGGGACAGATTTTAAAAGACCAAAAAGAAATGAATCGAAAAGTGTCTTATGAAGATATTTCAGGTGATTTAGAAAATAGAGCCGAAATGGTTTATTACTTGGATGTTGAACCAGATGTTGAGGTAAATATTATACCAATTTTAAAATCGTATATTAAAGATGTTTTAGAAGAAAATGATTTAAATGATAATGAAACAAAATTAGGTATTGCATTAATTGAAGTATTAGATAATTACGAAACAATATTTCCAGCAAGTGACAACAATAAGTTTAACAAAAATGTAATTCTTCTGTCTTTAAGGGAAATGACTAATCTTTCAACTAAAGAAATTAGAGCGTCCATGAAAAAATATAAAAAAATATATTTAGGTCTTATAGAAATCAAACCAGATTAAATTTTTTTTTAAAAACTATTTATTGGTATGACGAAACCAAAGAAAAAACAAATTAATTTCACTAAAGACTCAATTCTTGTTTTAATGCAAGAAATTTATAATGAGTTAGTTGAACAACGTTCAACGGCAATTAGAATCCAAAATAAAATGGTTTCTATGATGAAGGAACCTGAAGACATGACTCTAATTGGTCCCGTTATTGAAAAACAACAGAAAATAATCAACGACTGTGTTGATAAAAAATTACAACTTTCAAAATTACAATCGGGCATCTGGGAAAAACAAAGTTCAAAAGAAGATTCATTTGATATTTCAAATATGGATGATGATGTTTTACAAGGTTTATTAGATAAAGATATAAATTCTGATAATCAAAAATTTAGTTTGTAATGGCAATTAGTATTGAGGAAGGGTTTGAACAAAGTAAAAATAAACTTAAGGTTTATAAAACTTTTCTGCAATCAAAAGCTGAAATTAAAAAACAAAAACTCAAAAACAAACTTGACGAAAAAAAACTTGCAAGACAACAAAAATCATTAGAAAGGGCAAAAAAAAACCAAGAAAGAAAAGAAAAGGCTCAATCAAGCTATGACCAACTTATTGAGATTTTACAAATGGCTAAAGGAGCCGCAAAACCAAAAGATAATTACATTACAAAACTTTTAATTAAAGTTGCAAAAGATATTAAACCAAAAATTTCTGAAATAGTTTCAGAAGAAATGTTAAAATCTTTAAATTGTTCTGAAGAAAATACCTACAACAATGATGTAATATATATTAAAGTCAGTACTTTAGATTTAGGAAAAATATTACTTATAAATCCAACAGATACTTGGGGAAAATGTATATATGAACGAAATCCATATGATGGTGTATCAAATTTAAAATCAACAAATCAACTTTTATATTATTTAATACAAACTCCAACACCTCTTTCTCAGGGGGGTATAAATGGTATTACTAATCCTATTAATACTCAATATAAAGGATTAAGTGGACAAGACCTTTTTGATATACAATTTGTAACGGTAGATAATAATGGTACTCCAGGTCAATATTATAAAATTACGTTAGCAAATCGAGCGTTACAGTTAAATCGAGTTTCTGACTTTATTGTTGATTATTTTAAAACTAACTCATTATTAGATTTAAGATTTTTATTAACAACTTTAATTGATATTGTTTTAGGTAGTGTATCTGCTGATTTAAAATTTGGGGATAACCAATTAGACGACTCAACAAAATTTGGTTTAATCATACAAAGAATATTAGGCCAGTGTCAGGATTATAATGTTGAAATTGATGTCGGAGGTCAAGCGAAATACCCTGAAGTTGATAATTCCACAGATACAATTTTTGAAATGGAATCTAATGATTTGAGTTTTATAAATGAAAGAGTTCAATCTATTAAATCAGGTATTAGAGAATTTGTTGATTGTGAAAATATTGCTTTACCAATATCGGATACAAATTATTTATCAGACAATATTAATCAAGTAGGTGATAATGGTGAAAATTTTGAAAATGAAATTAATAATATTATAACTAATTTAGTTAATGACCCAAGATGGGTTGCTAATTTTCCATTTCCTGATGATTTATCATTAAGCATAAATAAAGATTTAATACAACAATTACCGTTAGCAATAATTAAATCTATTTTAACCCCAAAAGTATTATTACCATATGTTATTATGGCAAAAGCTGTGAATAATATGTTTGATGATTCTATTGAGGGTTATAATAATTTTTTAAGAAATAATAGAGCGTTAATTGATGGAATTACAAGTAGAATAATTGCGTTATTTTTAGAAGCGTTACTAATTGAAATTAAAAAAATTGTTATTGCTTTGGCCAAAACAATTGTCCAAGACATGACGGGTGAAAAAAAAGCAACAATTGCGAGAGTTATAAATAATATTGTTTCATTATCTGTTTTTATAGCTCAAACAATTAATGATTTTAGAGAATGTCGAAGTTTAGTTGATACTTTATTAAGATTATTCCAATTAAGAATTCCTTTACCAAAACAAATCACTCCAACCCCAATTTTAGCATTATCTGATATATTAGATGGAGCGTCAACCAATAGAGCATATATGAACCATTTAGAGTTTTTACAAGGTTTAGGATTACCAACAGGACCAAATCCTAATGGAACTCCAATGTATTCAAATATGGAAGGGTTCTCAATAATGCAAGGATTAAATAAAGAAAAGGAAGAGAATGGTAAAACAGAAATGTTTATCAAACCAATACCTATTGCAGGATATGCGACCAGCCCAATCAGAGTTACAGGAAAATACTTTTAATATGGACCCAAAAATATTTAATATAATAAAAGAACATAAGGATAGACCAAATAGAGATTTGGAAACTGCTATGAACTATCTAAATGAAGAATTTGAAAAAACTAAAGATTTAATAGTTAAATTATCTAAACATTTAGATAATGTTGAATTTAACTATAATAAAGTGTTAAAAGAACACGAATCTCGTAAAAAATCATGATGAAAAAAATAATATACGGTGGTAGAGTAATTGCCAATAATGACCCATGGATGATTGGACGTATTAGAATTCATCCTGACGATGAGGTTATTCAACAAATTTTAAATTCGATAAAAGGTCAATATAATTCACAAGGGGTTTCAATATTAAATGATAATCAAAGTGATATTCGAGATGTTTTTCAATTTACAACTAAAGACCCATTCGTTTATTTACCTTTATTACCTATAAATCTTTCAATTTTACCTGAAATAAATGAGTATGTTAATATTATTTATTCCAATAAAGAAGAAAATACAGGTAGAAAAAACCAATATTATGTTGCTAGTACTAAAAGTACTGTTATGAATATTGCGTATGAACAAAATTCAGCAACAAAGTCAATTTTGGCTGAAGGGGCCAATATTGCACAAAACTTATCAATTAAAAATTACGATGGTACATACCCAAACACAAAATCTAAAGGTGTTTTTGCTGAACCACAAGATATTGGTATCTACTCAAAAGGAAGGTCAGATATTATTTTAAAAGATGGTGAGGTTTTAATTAGGGCTGTAAAAACAACATCACTTGAGCAAACACAAAGACCTCAGGTTAATCAAAAAAGAACTTTTTTACAACTATCATATTTTGATAAAAAATTAACTTATTTACCTGAAAAAACTGTTCAAGTACCATTTTTGGTTGATAACAATATAAAAAAATTATTAGAGTATGACGTTATTAATATTAATAACTCAACACAGGGAAATTATACTGGTAGTATAACAATTTATAATTTACCACCTATAGATTTAACAAAAGTTTCAGTATTCAACCAAGACACATCATTACCCGTAACTGTAACGACACCGGCTTATATTGATGAATTTATTAATTTATCCGAAGAAGAATTAGTATTAAGAATTAATGACGCGATTGGTGGATTAAATAGAGGTAAAGTTGAGGGATATAATAAACCTGATTATTTTGCAACTGATGGTGAAAGATTTCCATTTTATTATAGACCAGGTGTTAATTTAAAAACTGCGTTACAAAATCCAATAGTCTCAAATAGTTACATAAACGCAGCTTCAATAACTAATAAAATTAAATTTGTTGGCTCGACATTAAATAAAGGTTATGATTTAGTATCTGAACAAAATAGAACTGGAAGAATAACTGACTACTCCAAAATTAAAACACAAGATATACAAGTTTCACCTATACAAGAAGGTTATGCGGTTTTAGGTGGTGATAATCTTTATTTATTATCTCACAATTCGTTTATACCCGGAAAACAAAAAATAAATCTTGGTGATGATACTGTTTATGGTATTCCTGTTGATGAGTTATCATTAAACTACATTAAAAATACTTCAGGGATTGTTAGAGGTGACCAATTAAAAGAACTTTTAAATTTAATAATACAGTTTTTAACAGACCATACACATCCTTGGCACAACTTACCTCCTGATGAACAACCTTTTAGTGGTAAAGGAATATCTAAATCATTAATAACTTCAGAGATGGCATTATTCGATTCTAAAGTAATTAATCAAAATATTAGAATGAATTGATATTTATTGAAAAAAGATAATGTCAATTCATCGTTCATATTTTAATAGAAACAATACAATTCAATATAACAGTTTCACAAACACTGGTAAATCACCGTGGACTGAACTGTATTTTGGGTCAGCAAACGATTCTATAAGTCCGTCAGGGTTTAGTCGTTTTATATTTGACTTAGATTTAAGTTCATTAACTGAAAAATTTTCTAATAAAACAATCTCAACAGGTTGTACAGGATTTTCAGGAATAACTCATACTTTAAGAATGACAAACACTTCGTCATTTGATAGTAAGTTGTTAAATGACACAACTTCAAATGGTAGAAGAAGAGCAACATCTTTTGATTTAATTTTATTTAGAATTCCTTTAACTTCAGGTTCTACAGGTAACGCTCAGTCTTGGGATGAGGGGGTTGGATACGATTACTATAATATAACAAAGACCTTAAATACTTCTAACGGATTATTAACACCAATAGCTCTACCTCAAGATAAATCATCATCACAAAGACCGTCTAATTGGTTTCAAACTACAACACTAAGTGGGTGGAGTACTAATGGAATATATAATAATACAACTGGTGGTAATGTTGATTATTCGGATTTAATAATTGTTGATACTCAACACTTTGAATTTGGTAACGAGGATATTGAGTTTGACATGACAAATCAAATTAACCAATATCTCACAGGTTCAACATCAGGTTTTACAGGATGGGGGATTGCTTATTTACCTCAACTAGAAAATTTAACAGGGTTAACTGAAAACTATTCTGTTGGATTCTTTACCAGACACACTCAAACATTTTACGAACCGTTTCTTGAAACTTCATATAATGATTTAATATTAGATAACAGAAATTCATTCTATTCTTACAATAATAATAATCTTTATTTATATTCTTATATTGGCGGTATCCCAACAAGTTTAGATAATCTGCCAATTGTTACTCTTGAGAATAATCAGGGTAATGTTGCTGGAACATACACAGGTTGTCAAATAACACAAGGTGTTTATCAAATAACAACAAGTGGGATAACTGTGACAACTCCATGTATGTTTACGGATACTTGGTCTAATTTAGTTTATAACGGTATTTCATTACCTAATGTGGTTAATGATTTAACTGTATTACCTTATCAAGGTTATTTTACATTAGGAACACAAAGTAGAGACCCTGAGTTATTTGGATTTGATTTTTACGGTATCAAACAAGATGAAAAAATACTCAATACTGATGTTAGAAAAGTTGGTGTAGTTATTAAAAAAGCATATACTTCAAATGAAGTATTAACTCCTGTTACCGCATATTATAGAATATATGTTAACGAAGGAACTACTGAGGTACAAGTTCAAGATTGGACTCAAATTAATAGAGCTTCTAATGAATACTATTTTATATTTGATACAAAAGATAAAATACCAAATGAATATAATGTAGATATTAAAGTACTAACATCAGGAGAAGTAGATACTTATAAAAAAACACTAACATTTCAAATAGTTGATAAAAAATGAAAAAAGTAACATTAAAAGAAAACGAATATATTAAGTTATTAAAATTTGTACTATCTGAAGCTTCATCACCGGGTGAAGATAAAATTGATATGATTTTAGATAAGATTAGTCAATCAGGAATGGAATCAATCACACCTGAAGAAAGAGAAACTCTTGAGAAATTTACTAAAGGTATTTCAATAGAAGATGAGTCATCATCTAAAGATGATTTTATGGTTAAATCAGGTGGTTTTTGGTCTTTTGAATTCCCAGGTATGCCGTCATTCAAATTTAGATACGAGTCAACTCAAGATACTGAAGATGAAAAAATACATACAGGATATTTAACAGTTGATAATAGTGATTACTACGGTGAAATTTATTGTGATACTGAAGGTAATTTTCAAACTTGTATGTTTGAAAATACAACTGAAGGAAATAATGTATTTGAAGATTATGAAGGTATTGAACACGATATTGAAGTGTTTTTAGATGTAGTCTGTAATGACCTAAAAGAAGATGATATGATTGCGTAATATGAAAAATTTAAATAACATAATTAAAAAAGTACTTAAAGAGGAAAATCAAAGATACATGTTTTTCTCTAACTTAGAACAAATGAAACGCCAATGTGAAATACTCCTTGGTAAGGATAAACAAATGATAGAATCTATTTTAGATAATGGACACGATTGGGCTCAAGACCACATTGCTGAATCTAAAAATAGTATGGACCAAGTTTTTGATTTTATAATGAATGAAATTGAAGGTGATGATTTTAGTAGTTATGACGCAGTTGATGTAATGTATGAAGGTCGTAAAAAGGCCGGTACTAAATTATGTGCTCGTGGTTTAGCATCAGCAAAGGCAAAATATGACGTATTTCCAAGTGCTTATGCGAATGGTCACGCTGTTCAAGTATGTAAAGGTAAAATCAAAGGTCTTGATGGAAAAAGACACTGTTCAGGAGCATATTGTTAATAAATTATTTTGAATTATTAAAAAAACGTAGTATATTTGTAGTCAAATCATAAATGACATGACTATAATAAAAAAACTGTGGATTAAATATCGTCTATACTTACGTAAATTAGACCGAAAGGATACCGAATTTGACATCTATATGTCTAACGTGAGGAAATGTTCCACCATATGCCGTAAACTCATCCATTCTCAAGATTCTGAACTCATAATTGCCCCCATATCCGATAAAAAATATATCCGTAATGATAAATTAGGTATTTTTGTAACAATGGATGGTGGACAAGTCACAGTAACCAATCATACATACAGTTATTTCATTAAATTAAATAAGATTCAATGGGAAAAACTGGTTATCTCATTCCGTAGAGAAATGGAATATAGAGCAATGGAGATTGAAAAAGAATTAGAAAGTCAAATTAATCATTCACTTGATAATATTTATAATAAAATAAATTGTTAATATTAAAATCATGTCAAAGTTAGATATCCAAATTAAAAAAGTATTAAAAGAAATGTCAGAAGAGCCAGAATACGGAAGACTTGATAGAGGTTTAGTTCAAGATGTTATTGATAGAATATTATCCGATGAAACGGGTGAATATAAAAACGCATTAAGAGAATTAAATTCTGAATACAATACAGGACAATACTCAAGACCTGAAAGAACTTACGAACCTATTAGACCCGGTGTCAGAGTTAGTAAAAGTGTTTATTAACCTAAAGATTTTCTAATTAAAGATATTAAGACCGATTCGTTGGTCTTTTTCTTTTTAGGTTTGTACGATGTCATAACAGGTTTTTGACCTTTACCCGTTTGAGTATCTTTATTTTCAGCCTTTCTTTTTTGTTGACAAGCGGATTGTTTTTGAGAATCAGTCATTTTAGCAGCAACTCCTACGGCTCTACATTTAGGATAACCTTTTTCATCACCCTCAGGTCTACCACAAGGTGGATGTTTACCATCTTTTTTACTACAAATATTTACCCATGGGCCCTTAGGTTGTTTACTACCTTTTGGTTTTTTCTTAGTTCCAAACCAAACACCTAAATCTTCATTAGTGTCTTTTTTCGATTCATTTACCGAATCCACCTGATAATGGGGTTTAAGCATTTTAAATGGTGCGTAAGCATATTCATCATCACCTTCATCAGGTGCATCTTGTCTATAATCTTTATCTCTGATATGTTTTGCTAATTTTTCTCTTTTAGAAATTTCTTTTTTAGATTTTTTAACTTCACCATCTAATGAATCATAATGTATTTCAGCATCAACATAATCGGAAACAGGGTCAATAAATGGCATTAAATTTTTATTAAACCATTTTCTAATACCTGGTCTAATAGGAGGTTTGTATGTACCACCAACAGTTGAAGTTGTTGTTGCCTCGTTAACTATTTCCTCGTATTCTAATAATTTTTGGAATATTTCCAAAATATTTTTACTTTCCATATTAAAAAAAAAGAATTATATTTTATTATAAATATCTAATAAAATGGAACAAAACAATTCTGAAGAATTAAAAAAAGAAATTATTGAGAAATTTGAAAATATTAACCCTATTGGGAATTTATTTGATGTAATCAATTATAGTTCTTATGAAAATTTAGATAAATTCATAGTGAACATGAGTGAAGAACAAGCTCTTTATTGTATAATTGAAGCTGTTAAATGTTCTTACAGACGAGGGATTTTTAATCTTGAAGAGAGTGAGGCGATATCCAAATCTTTGAGGATTATTTCATCTAAATAAAAAAAAGGATAAGAAATTATCCCTTTTTTTATTACATTTTATTTGATTTACGAATATTCTCATCACCCCATAGAGGTTGTAGATTTTTTAACGACCAACATTCCATAAATGACTCGTCACCAATTTCTTGGATATTAAACGATGAGATAGGACGTATGTGGTCAACATGCCATATACCGTAATTGTCCCACGACATTTCACCTGTAAATTGTTCTTCTAAATGAGTTATTAACTCATCAGGTGAATATTTTAAAATTTCAAAATAATGTCCATTTTTTTGTACATTACTTTCTTTTAATACTTGATATATTGCAGTACGAAAATTATTAATTAGTTTATAAATAGGGTCATTATGTTTACGAGTTTTTTCGTAGGTTCGTTTTATTTCTCTTATCTTATCGGCATTTTTTTCACGGTAATCTTTAATATATTCTTTCCATTTATCTTTATTTTCTTCATACCATTTTTTGTGATTTTCATAAAGTTTTTCTATATTTTTGTTTCTATATTTTTTATCGGCAATTTTTTTACCACCAATAAACCTTCTACCTGAAGGACCTAATTTTACACCATTTTCTTTTAATATCCTCAAAATTGTTGGTTTACTTATACCTGTTTTTTCAGAAATGGTTTGCGACCCTAAAAGTTCTTCATTATACATTTTAAGTATAATTGATAACTCTTTTTCGGTAGGAACATACTTTTTCATATATTATAAATATAATATATTTTACCAAAAAAACAATTATTTATTTTTGTAAAATAAAAAAAGGGACAATTTCTTGTCCCTTTTTAGTTATACTTAAGATAAGATTATCTTAATTCATTCAAATCAAATGTACGAACACCATCAACAATAATTCTGCCATAGAAGCGGTTGTTGACCATCTTCTTCGCGTATCTTGTCATGATACCCTTGATTGGAGTAAAGTTGAACGGGTTATACATTGTTGGAGTTAATTGTAACGGTACGTATGGAGCGTAGATATATCCAGTGTCCAATAAAGAAGTACCTTTATGACCAATCAACACAGTGTTAGCTGGGAAGTATGGGTCACGGTATACTTGATAACGACCACTTAATGTACCAACTCTCTCGATACCCATGTTGAATTGGTCCTGCTCAGGAGCTGCGTTTGATACGTGGAAGTATTCCAAGTCATCAAAGATTGCACTGATTTCAGAAGATACAACAATCCAGTTAGCTCCACCTCTTAAAGTAGACTTGTGGATTTGAGCTGAAATTTGGTTGATTGCAGTAATCAACGTTTGATTCCAGTCCTTTTGAGTGTAAGGAGTTGATTGGTTGTTCAGACGCTTCCATCCGTTGTAATCCCAACGTAATGTCCAAGCCGCACCTTTACGTAAGTCACGTAAGATTTCACGGTCAATTTCAGCCGCAACTTGTTCAGATAATAAAGCTGTTAATTCAGCTTCAGCATCGATGTTGTGGAATGCCGCAACGTCTTGAGCAAGTTCTGGAGACCATTGTGCTCTTAATTTTCTTTCTGTAACAGATACAGTTACTGACTCAAGGTCAAAAGAAACTTCACCAATTTTGTCTTCAAATTCTAATTCTTCGTAACGTCTCCAAGCAGCCTTGATGTTTGTATTAGCAGAAGCACCACTCCAAGCAGTTGTTGATGGAATTAAAGTAGCTCCAGAATATCCATCAGGAGTTGACTGTCCACATGCGATACACGCTGGAACTTGAGTATCAATTTCTAAATAGATGAAACCAGATTGGTTACAAACGTTATCGAAATAACCACCGTTGCCACCTGTTGTTGTACTGTTAAATGCTGCTTGAGTACGTGTAGAGTTTGGCCCTACAATACCTTGACCATATTTTTGAGTAACAACACGGAATAAAAGTGGTGTAAATGTTGATGTGTTTAAGTTAGTTGCAACTGTTGCAACATCCGTATAAAGAACTAAGTTAGACAAAAACTCATCAGTATCTTGTTCTTGACCGTTTGGTCCAATTAATTTACCAAGACCAGCTTGTGTAAAACCTGATAATGCTACAATAATTTTTCTATATTCAGCACTACTGTTAGTAGTGTATGCTGATGGAATCAACGCTCCGTCAGACCAAGCAACTGTTGGAGTTGCAGATGTAAGAGTAATGAAACGACCTTTAGAGTAATCGAATAAACCTGCTGGGTTAAGACCTGGCTCAGTTCCTTCGTAGAATAAATCATAAAGGTTTTTTGCGTAAGTTGGGTTGTTAGCAGTTCCTGTACCAGTAGTGTAACCTGCATTTGGGTCACCAGGATAGTTACCAGGACCACCTACCGGTGGGTAGTGGTCACCAGAAGTAACATTTAATCCGTTAATCGCGCTACCGCCTGAATAACCTTGAATCTTAGGTATAAAGTAGAACAATTTACCAATTGGTAAGTTCATAGCTTGTACAGATACAATCTCATTAGACAATAATTTAGAGAACACACGTCTGATGATAGGAAATACCACAGTTTCGAATGACCCTGAATCTGATGATGATGATGCTTCGTTAATCAAATGTGACGCTTGGTTTTCATACAATTGTGCAACATTTTCTTTTAGGTGGCCTCTAAGACCTTCTAGGAACCCTAATTTGTCCCATTTGTTTATAGTGTCTTCTTTGATAACTTTCAAGTGCTTAAGACCGATGTTACCAACTAATCCACTTTCTAATAATGCTCCCATTTATTTTATAGGTTTTTTATTTTTAAGTTTATTTTATTATTTTTGACATAATGTCTTTCATTCTCAAGAATTGAGGATTCTCGTAAGTCTTAGATTCAATCAGATTAACTGCTGAACCTGACTGTGGAGATTTATCAATTACTTTTTCGATTGACTCAGTCATGAACTTTTTGGATTCTCCTCCAAGTTCTTCTTTTATTGTTCTATATAAAGCTTTAGATTCTTTAAGAGTTTCTGCAGAATCAAATCTTCTTAAAACGTTAATTTTTTCTTGCTTTGATGTAGAATGTTCAGTGAACAATCTTGTAGCATATGCTAAATTTGAATTAAATACAGCAACTTCGTTAAGTTTATCTCTAAACATATTTAGAGCCTTTCTGTATTCTTCATTTTTAACTTTTAACATTTCAAGTTCTTCAACCATAGATTCAGTATAAAGACGGGCTTGATTTTGTCCTGCTCTTGCACCTTTTTTAAGTGCTCCATCTCTCCATCCCATACCGTAAGTACGTGAAGCTTCTTTAGCTTCTTCCTTAGATAATTTTGGAGTTCTTGACGGCATTTCAAAACTGTCATCTTCTTTAAATTCAAACTTAGGTTTACCTGTTCCTTTAGTAGGATTAACGTAAGTTTTCTTTTCGTCAAACCCACCTTTTGATTTTTTATAATCAAATTTAGGTTTCCCAACTGAACCACCTTTTCCAACTTTAGCTTTAGTTGATTCTTTTGTTTCTGATTTAAAACCTTTTGATAATCCAACTAATTGAGATGATTCTGTCATGTATTCTTCATTTTCTTCTTCTTCTTCTTCTTCAGAATACATTTCACTATACATCTCGTAAGTTTCACCATCTTCTTCAGCTTTATCATCCATTTCGATTTCGTAAACGATTTCTTCTTCTTCTTCTTCTTCTTCATTAAAGTCACCCATTTCAAATTCATCTTCTTCCGATTCAGTCTGAATAAGATATTCATCTTCTTCATCTTTCAAATGAATAAAATCACCATCTTTCTTAATTTCGAAAGTGTCGGTAGGTTTCATTTCTTTAAAAGCTTTTAAAACTGTGTCCATTGACTCGTCAGATAAATCTTGGATTCCCATAGAACCGAATTCATCGTCACCACTTATATCAGATAAATTTGACATGTCAAACATTTCATCGGAATCTTCGTCATCTTCAGTTCCAAATTCGTCTTCTTCCTCTTCAGATTCGTCTTCTTCAGACTCGTCTTCAAATTCTAATTCGTCTTCTTCCTCTTCAGATTCTTCTTCAGATACCATTTCATCTTCAACTTCAAATTCATCTTCTTCTTCAGCCCCATTTTTCATAGACTCTTTTACTAATTCGCTAATTTCTTCTTTCATTGTAGAATGAAGTATTTCTTTTGCGTTTTCATTGATTGCTTCTTCCAAATTTTGTATTTGGATTAATGCTTCTTCAACTAAGTTTTTTTCTGCCATTTGTGCGTTATTTTATTAAATAAATATATAGATGTTTAGAAAAATTAATTTTTTTTAGTATATAAATGAAAAAGGAGACTTTCGTCCCCTTTTAAATTCTTTTTAAACTTTGTGATTACTCAAACACTTCGTCAATTTTACTTTCACTTACTGAAGTAATTCTCCAATCATAACTAAATGATTTGTAAGCTTCAGTAACTTTAGCTTCGACATCGGTAACAGAATAACCTCTTACAAGTTTTTCTTCCCTTACTTTTTTAATTTTTCCTGTGT